GCGTGCTCAATATTAATAACCTGATTAAATGTATATGGGCTTTCATAGTCTGGCTTTACTTTCAATACACCAAAGCCGCAAAGTTGATCTGTATAGGTTTGATATTCAACGCCTAGCTTACGAGTCTTGTATAACTCGTGCATTAAATGGCCTTCGATTATCTCAGGGAGTTGAGGCGCAACATAACCACCGTCTGGATTATGACCAACAGTAAATGACGGTTCTTGCTTACTGAACTCTCCTCTAAGACGAGAAACGTAAGACTCCGTAATATTAAACTCGAGTGTAGGTTTTTGAATCTTACCCAAGTTTGCACGCATCGTTTCATCAATGTTCGTTTTAAATATAAAGTTTCTATCCCTATGATACCGAGTAATGTTGTCACTGAAGTACTCCCGCCAATCCTTTGTATATTTTAAAAGTTTTGCCAGTACGTCATCATTGCTTAAAGTTGCCATATAAGTTGACCCTTGCTGTTAAATCCTGTTTGTAGTTAGCCGCTAACTGTTCGAGTACTTTGTTTTGTGAATCTCTAGCTTTTGACGCAAACCGTATCGTCTTGTTAATTAATCCAAGATTGACCGCATCGCAGAAGGTATCGCATATATCATCAAACCTATGACTATTGTTAGCCGTGATCTTCATCATGTGCTTAATGCACATCTCCACATGCTTTGCGTCTTTAGTAAATGATATGAGCTTTTCGGCTGCCGGTGCTTGGACTGCAATAAACCGGTCTGCTTTTGAACCGGCCGACGCTGAACGCTCAATTTCTCTAATCTGTATGCCTCTAATCTTATCTTGGAGTACCGAGACTAATGTTACACCCGTTGATTTCTTTTCAATAGCCGCAATCGTCGGTGGTACGGGATGTCTCATACAACATAAATAGAATGAAAGAAACTCATTTTCTAAATCTTTTGGTTCAATCCTTACCTCAATACAATCTATCCAATGCAAGCCAATCTGCTTAGTTTCCATTCCCATGTTGTTTATATAGTAGAGCCCCCAAAAGCTAAACACTGTTGCATCGTTATATGTCTTCTCAGTCTCCGCAGTGTCAGCGGTTATAAACGTTGATAACATTTCCGGTTCTTCGTCTAATATTGGGAAGTACTCACGCTTAAACAATGCGCCACCAGCCGGCATCGGGTCTTGTTGCATCTGAGCCGCAAAGATATACGGCATCGTCTTCTGCATCTCTAATAGCTTTTCTTTAGTGTGCATCTTTGGATTTAACGCATTGCCAACTTTGTCTAATGCTGGGAGATCGAGCGTTTCCCATTTATTAGAATCAAAACCTAATGCTAGATTAGCCGCCAGGTCATCTTCATGAACCCTTTGACCAATAAATATAAACGGAGTGTTCGGAGAGTTACGACGTGATTGTAGCGTGCTCAAATACCATTCGTTTGTACTTGCTCTAACCGTGTCTGAAGCTGCCTCGGTCGGCTTAATACTGTCATCAATAATTACACAGCCCCCGAAGCGATCAACGCCTTTAATACCTGCACCTTTACCAACAATTGAACCACCAACACCGGCAGCTAATACAATGCCACCTTGCACAGTCTCGAAGTTATCCTTAGCCTTTGTAGCACTTGAAATGCGAGCGTTAAATAACTCTTGATACTCAGGCAATAACATAATCTTACGCACGTTGTTTGTGTGATATGCCGCAAGATCATGCGAGTAACTGGTATATAGAAATGAGCAATCAGGATAACGAGCTAATGCCCATGCAATAAAGTTAGTGCACATTTCAGATTTTGCGTAACGAGGTGGACACCATATTTGTAGATTAGTAACGCGATGATAGAAAACATCTGTGAGTGCATTAGATATAGAAACGTAATGCGATTCTCTACCAATTGGGGCGGATGTCTCCCAATCCTTATTTGTTCTTAACTTATAGAACACACGCACGAAGGTATAAAAATCGCTGAGCAATTCAACCCTAAGCTTATCATCGCGCGTGAGTTCTAATGTATCAATCAATCTTATTTCTTCATCTTTCCAGCAACTTTAGCAGCTCCAGCTTTAGGAAAACCAGCTTTCGCACCTTCTTTAGTAGCAATAGATTTCTTGCCAACGCCTTTACCTTTTTTCATAACAATACACTCCCAAGTAGTTAAATGATTACAGCGTGGCAACTGTATATGAAAGTCAAGTGATTGTTAATGGCACTATTTGATAGATGCTTCTTTCAACACCGCCCAAGATCGGCTCTAGTCTCTTTAATGTATAACCCAACCGGTTTAACTCTAATAAAGCAGCGGCCGATTCGGACGGGTTGTTCTTTAAATTAGACACATAATCATTCTCTAAGTGTCCGCCATACCAAGTAAGCAAATTTACTTCATGACCGCCCAATATTTCTTTGAGCTGTTCTCTTGTTAAAAGCTTACATGCAGAGCATAAATATTCTGTTAAATATTGTGATGGGTGGCCGTTATCACCTGAACTACAAGGCATTCTTAATCCTCTTTGTAATAGACTTCGACTTCGTAGACGAATGTGTATGTACCGTTAAAATTAAATATGCGTGTTCTTCTTATCCATAAATGCTGACAAATAATTAAAATGCTAATGTATGGCACTAAACGATCATCATCTATTGGCAACGAAGAATAAGGTTTAGCGATCATGTCATCTTTAATAGCGGCCATTAATTCTGACAATGTTTTGTTTTCTAATTCTTTTTCTTTGCTCTCGTCTAACTCATTCATTTCAAAACCGCCGGTAAATCTTTTTGCTATAAATCCCTCTAACATTATTTCTTCACCTCCTCTATTAATAGATGAACTTTGTTGAGCTTATCTTCGCCGTCTGCTTTCTCTTCGTAATTGCCAAGCATCTTATTGATCTCTGTAATGCTTCCAATAACGCCAGTTGGATGAACAATGCCTTCACGTGTTGCCTTACCGCTTTCGCAGTTCTCTAAATTTGTTTTGAGTTTGCTTAATAAATATTCTTGGTCAATACCAAGTTTTTCCGCTGCCTCTCTCATAGATGTCTCCAAATAACGCTTCAAGGGTGGTTTTGATAGATTTTCGCTACCCATTTCTTTTGCTGATGTTGGACTATATCCAGCACTTAATGCGGCTTGTGTAGCGTTATGACCATTAGTTAAATAATGCTGACAAAACAAACGTTGTTTAGCTGTTAAACCGTCGTCCCATGCCATACATATATTTAGCCTTAAGATGTTGGGGAAATAGCAGCATCAGCTACTACTTCTGTTGAATCAACAACCGGTTCAGGCTGTTGTGCTTTGATATGATCTTCGTACGCTTTAGATACTAATCCTAAAGCTGTATCAATCATTGTAACTGCTGATTGCTTTTCTTTACAGTTAGGTACGCAATCGCTAACTAACACAAATAGTTTCTGTGTTAAGTCTCTAATCAAACTAAATCTTAAATTAATCTGCTCAATCATTTTACTCTCTTTAATCTTGGATTAGCCTTTTTAGCCTTTGCACTCGCACCACGAGAACTAGCAGCAAGAATCGCACCAGCTTTGTTTTTACTTATTCCTTGCTTCGCCGCTATCTTTGCTTGTACTGCCTTGAACCCCGGATGTTTTGCCATCTTTCGCTTTACCTTCTGTAGCCGCAAGCTCTTCTGTTTTCTTGTTCATCTGCTCAACGTCAAACTTAATCTTTGATTCGTTTACCTCACCAGCACCGCAACAATATGAGCATATAACCTTACTCATTCCGCCCATGCTGACGATAGTCTTACCACCCTCACAAATAGGACATCTCAACATGTCACCAGGCTGTATGCCCGTTGGATGCCTTTTACCGGTAGCATCAGGTTCTGATAAGCAGCTATGGCATGGTATAGGACGGCTAGCAAATACGCCTTTTATTTGTCTTGTCCCTTGACATGTACCGCAAATTTGACCCATGAAACCCCCGAATTGCAAGGACTATAATTTATTTTATGTCACCGTGCAATAAGGCTTGACTAACAGGCAATCATTGCCTATACTGCGATTACGTTGTTTGGATAGGACTATAGGAGATAGAGACATGACAGTATCAATCTACGCAGTATTTAACGCAGAAAACAATGACCGCTTATTTTCATTTGAAGCAAAGAGTTTAGAAGATGCGGAAGCAGTTGTTTATAAGAAGTCACGCAAACATATCACCATCGGCAATGACTACTATTTAAAGCAAGTAGAAAACAGCATCAAAGAAGTAAAAGACAAAATCACCGGACAAGTTAAAGACCATTATTCAGATATGTTTTCACAAAATCTTTTAAACAAAATTTTCCGTTTCACAAAGATTGAAGCTAAAGGAGTATCAGCATGAGTACTTACACAGTTTATTACAAAGGTAAAGAGCGTTATTCATTCAATGCCGAGAGCATGGAGATTGCGCTAGACAACATGCTACAAAACAAACAGAGATTTTCTAATGATTACGTACTAGTAGAAGAGAAAAGAGAGTTTATAAACGGCGTTGAAATAAAAACACCGATTAGAGTAATAAGAGGGAGAGCAGCATGAGCAGCAAAACTTATTGTTTATTGAATCAAGATTTATATCCCGTGTTTTTCTTTACAGCTAAGAGCAAAAAGGAAGCGGAAGATAAAAGAGATTTTATTTTTTGGTTAAAAGTAAATTTTGGCGAATGTTTAGCGGTTACAGAAATTGATAAGCCAACAAATTTTTCAGCTATAGGCGACTCATTCTTCATCCATTATAAATACGTAAAGAATTACAAAAAAATTTATAAGGAGAATAACTAATGTTTAGAGCAATGAAATCTGATTGTGAGGTCAGGGCAAAAATACTTCATGAGTTCTTAAGTAAGAATAACAATATAAGTTATGAAAAATGCCTAGACGCAATAGCTTATATTTATAATCACAAGAACTGGGAAAGCTTTTGCGCATGGCTAGATGAAAGACAAAGTTGGTTTGATCAAGATATATCATATTGCAAAGGGAGAGCAGCATGAGCACTTACATCATCAACGACAAAAAGGGTAATCGTTTATTTTCCTTCGAGCATGAAAACTTAGCCGACTGTTTAGTAATGGTTCACAGCATAAAAGACCGAAAAACAGAACAACTAGAATTTGACAT